GCCACTAGTCTATCCTTTTTACATTAAGCTGAACGATTTAACCAATGTCAGCGTTGCTTCTCCAACGGATAATTACGTACTTACATACGATGCTGCAACGAAACTTTGGGGGGCAGAGGTTACGGCTGCTGGTGATGCCTTTACCGTTAAAATTGACGCTGGAGCGACTGCTGGTTATTTGGGAGCGGCTTATAGTGATGGCGTTCTCAGGGTTGACCAGAATGAATTGACATACACGGATGGCGGGAACTTTATTACTCTTGGGCTTGCGGATCACGATACGGCACGCACGGCTTTAGGGCTTGCAATAGGAACTGACGTACAGGCCTATGACGCCGACCTTACTACCTATGCGGGGATTACCCCATCGGCTAATGCACAGACTCTTCTCGCAGAAACATTTGCTCAGATGCTAGCCTCTATTGGAGGGCAAGCTTCCGACGCCAGCCTTACAAGTATTGCAGGACTTACTTATGTTTCTGGTAGTTTCATAGCCTTAACTGCTGAAGATACCTATACTGTCAGAACCTATGCACAAACTTTATCAGACATTGGTGGACAGGCCAGTGATGCGGACTTAACAACATTAGCAGGTTCAACTGCATGGAGATTATTCTATTCTGATGGTTCAAACGTTATTACTGAACTAGCTTTGGGGACAAGCGGGCAATATCTCAAAGCCAACGGAACAACGTCTGCTCCGACTTGGGATACACCTGGAGGTTCTGATACTTTTGCAGGTTTTCAGATAGATGGTGTATCTCAAACAGCAGTTGCCCCAACTTTTGATTTTGACGGGACCGCTTTTAGTATAGTAGAAAACCCTGATAATGATTTTGATATTAATATTGTTGCTGCCACTGATGAAATAGCTGGAAAAGTAGAATTAGCCACAACGGCTGAAACTACGACTGGGACTGATGCTACTAGAGCGGTAACTCCTGATGGGCTAAAAGATGGATACCAGGGGTCGGCTAACGTTACAACCCTTGGAACAATCGGGACAGGAACATGGGAAGGAACGGCTGTTGATAATGCTCATGTGGCTGGATTAAACCAGAATTGTTTGACTACTTCAGATATTCAACATGCCGATATTTACCACACGGGTTTTATCGGCACAAATTATTACGATAATGGAAATTCAGGGGCTTCCATAACTATTGATTGGAATAATGGCAATCTTCAGTATGTGACTTTAACTGCTGTCGGGGTTGACATAACTTTCACAGAACCCCCGCATCCAGGAAAATGTGAACTATGGATAATCCAAGATGGTACTGGTAGCAGAACAATTGATTGGGAACATGAGATAAGTCCGAAGTGGCCTGGGGGCGTTGAGCCAACCTTGACCACGACTGCTGCTGCGGTGGATGTTATTTGTTTTACATACATAGGTGGAACGACATATAGAGGATTATATAACGGCGATTTTAAATAAATAGAGAGCGGGAAGGAAGCTGTAACTTCCCTCCCTAACCCTTGACTGGAGACAAAACATGATCGTAAAGCGACCGATATCAAAGGCTTTTATCATTTTAAGTCTTTTCGCAATATTATTACTAGGATTTTCTACATTTGGATTTTCTACAATTTATTATGTGAACACTGCCGCTGATGCTGGTGGTGATGGGACAACTCAAGAATTAACAGGGGAACACTGTGCTTTTAAGACTATTGCACAGGTTAATGCGGCATCTCCTGCGGCTGGTAGTTCTATTCTATTTAATAAGGGGAATGAGTGGCGAGAGAAACTGACTGTTCCTACTTCTGGGTCTGACGGTAGCCCGATTACTTTTGGGGCTTATGGGAGTGGGAATGACCCGATTATTAATGGGGCGGATTTGGTGACAACTTGGAGTGATGAGGGAAGTAATGTTTGGAGTGCCACTCTTGCTACTGGACCCAATATCGTCTTTTTTGATGGAACTAAAGGCACTAATGATGTTACGCCTGATACTGATTATGACTGGTACTATGATTCTAATACTTTATATATATATTCTACATATGACCCCGATACTGCTTATACAGATCCTGGAATAGAAACGGCAAAAAGGGATGGATTTCGATTAGATAATAAGGATTATATAACTATACAAAATCTTCATATGACTCACGCCGACTGGCACGGGATAAAACTTCAAAATGGAGCAAGTAATGTTATCATAGATACTTGCACGATTGATTATTGCAGAGTCGATGGCATATGTTGCAATGATTCAGATGGGCCAGCAATAGATAGTGTAACAATTCAAAACTGTACAGTTTCATATTGTGATGAAACTGGAGTTTCTGTTGGTCAATATGCTACAAATTGGACAATTTATAATAATAATGTTCAATATTGTGATGAGTCTGGTGTGAATTCAGCATCAGGGATAGGAGTATGGGGGAATAATGCTACTTCTGGTGGGCATATAATTCAGAATAATATAGTTAAAAACAATTGGCATGGAATACATATAGACCAAGTAGCAACAAGTTGTACTCTTCGATATAACTGGGTTGAGAGCAATAATAATGAAGGTATTTTCATGGAAAAGGTTGTAGGTGATGAAGTTTATTATAATATTTCAATTAATAATGCCGCAAATGGCATTGGATTGAACGGGGTAGCTGGAGACCCGTGTAACGAACAGAAAATTTATAATAACTTATGTTACGGAAATGGTAACTATAATATTTGTGTAGGAGGTAATGGGGCTAATAGCGTATGTAATAATATTATTAAAAACAATATTTGTGATAATGCTACTTATCTTGAACTTTGCGCAAGAGATGGTGGTGAAAATGATGGCACAAATGGGAGTGGAAATGTTTACGAATATAATTGCTTCGGAACAGAATACACCGATTTTATAAGGTGGGGAGCAACCGATTATTCTACTTATGATACTTGGGAAACAGCCTATAGCGGCTCAACCTATTCAGTAGAATCCGACCCCCTTATGACCGACCCTGCCAATGACAATTTCAAACTCAATCCTCATTCACCCTGTGTCAATGCTGGGACAGACGTATCGCTGACAGAGGATTACGAAGGATTGAAGATTCGGCATGCCCCAGACATAGGGGCATATGAGAACCAAACTAATGCACTGTTCTTTGCATGGAATTTATTTAAACAATGGTGGTATTAAAATGACCGTAAAAGAAATTAGAGATAAGGTAAGGATTCACATTGATGAGTCTACGAGCAACTCTGAAAGTTTGACAGACGCACAAATTAACAGCTTGATAGCAGATGCTACAGAAGAGGTTGCGTCTCTCTTCCTGACTTTAGACGATTCTTTTTATATTACTGATGCAACTTTTACTATACTGGCAAATATAGAAACATATGATTTACCTACTGGCTTTCTCCGCATTAAAGAATTAAGAGATGATAAGAAAAACCCCATTTTTAGATTGTACGAAATTGGGAAACGAAGTAACTTTTTGAATATTGGACATACAGTACGATATTACTTCCAACATGGGAAAATAGGATTCCTGGCCATCCCTTCCGCAAATGCGACATATCCATACAAATATATTAAGGCTGCTGACGTTTTAGCCCTAACGGCTAATGGGGATGACCTTGTCACTACCTGGGCAGACAATGGTTCTAATGTATGGAAAGCTGACTTAGTAACCGAACCTACCTACGTCTTTTTTGATGATGTACAGGGAACAAAGAGAGCATCGATAGCAGCCTGTACTGAAGCAAACGATTGGTTCTGGGCTGCCAGTGTGCTTTATGTCTATTCGACAACTGACCCCGATACTGCTTATGTCGACCCTGGAATTAAGGCATCAGTAAGAACTCTGGATGATGTAGTGCCAGACGTACCCGCATACCTTGGTCATACTTTAATTTCTATTGTGGCTGCTCTCCTGGCTATGGATATGGACGAAGAGACAAGTTCGTATTTGATTAATAAGAAGCGTGATTTGGAGAGGCAAATTATTGACTTATACAGCCAGAGGAACACCGATTTTCCGAGGATGGTTGAAAGCGACCCAGATTTGGAGTTGTAATTATGCAAGAACTATATAAAAACAAAATTTGGCTACGACAGAAATATATAGATGGGGAATATTCTATACGCACCATAGCAAAGTTATGTGGTGTTTGCTATGGAACAATACAATATTGGTTAAAAAAATTTGATATTTCTAAGTGTCATAGAATGGGAAATATTATGGCTAATAATACATATCGAAATAAAGATTGGTTATGCCAAAAATATGAAAACGAGGAACTTTCTACACTTGCTATAGCAAAATTATGCAGTGTTGATGATGGAACAATTTGGCAGTGGTTAAAGAGATTTAATATTCCACGAAGAACAATAGGGGATGCAGAAAAATTATATTATTTAAAAAATCCAGGCATTCAAAAGGGTGAAAATGACCCTAATTGGAAGGGTGGGCGGCTAATAAAAAATGGTTATATTCAAATTCTTAAATCAGATCATCCATACGCAAATAACTGTGGTTATATTTATGAACATCGGCTTATCATGGAGAAAAAACTGGGTAGATATTTAACTAAGGACGAAATAGTACATCATATCAATGGCATTAGAGATGATAACCGCCCTGAGAACCTCGTTATTGAAGATAGGGAAACACATCAAACAGGTTATATCGGGGGTTATCAAGTTGGCACAACAACAGGATATATTAAAGCCGTGTCTGAAATAGCAAAAAGTTTAGCATCTAATGCTCGGGGGTATTGATGATTTATGATTTAGGAAAACTTATAAAAAGGCTAAGCATAGTGATGATTGTGAAGAATGAAGAATCCTGTCTTGCGAGGTGCTTGGATTCTGTTAAGGGTGCTGATGAAATAATAATTTGTGATACGGGCTCCACTGACAAAACAATCGAAATAGCCAAAAAATATACGAACAAGGTTTATACGGATTATAAATGGAACGATAATTTTGCAGAAGCCCGGAATCATGCAAAAAGCAAAGCAACTGGTGATTGGATATTGAGTATAGATGCAGATGAAGTCTTGGCTAAAGATGGAATGGCAGAAATACAGAAAGCAATCCAGCGTTCTAAAATTAATAGAATTGCAGTCCACATGGAATATGCAACTGGCGGCTGGTGGTGGTTTCCAAGGTTATTTAAGAACGATGAAACCAATTGTTGGGCAGGGGCTATTCATAATTATCTTATGCCGATTGGCCCATATGAAGAAAGCAAGATTAAAATTATTGTTTATTCTAGCCTTAGTCATCTAAATGATGTTGATAGGACTTTACGAATATTGAAAAAGGAAGTAACAGATAATCCGCAATCCTCAAGAGAATTTTTTTACTTAGGGAGAGAATATATATATAGGCAAAATTGGATTGCAGCCCTTTATTGGCTTGAGCGGTATATTAACCTTGGTGGTTGGACAGCAGAAAGAGCAGATGCTTTTCTGTTTATAGCAAAAGCATTATTTAAGTTACGTAGAAGGGACGAGGCAAAAACGGCTACTTTAGAGGCGATAAAAATAAATGCGGATTTTAAAGAGGCTATTGAATTTATGGCTTATATCTCCAGTAAAGAGAATAAAGATAGGTGGCTGTTGTTTGCGGAGTCGGCTAAAAGCAGGCATGTATTGCTTAATAGGACTGTAGTAGAGCGTGATGCTGATTATTACAATGAGCTTTTTGCGAATAATTCTGATATGAGTCGATATGCCAACATTGATAAAAAAGTTGCCAAGACGGCAAAAGGGACAGTTCTTGAAATAGGCTGTGGAACAGGTGAGTTAGCAAAACGCTTACCTAAAGAACGATATTATGGATTCGATTTTAGTAAAACAGCAGTGGGCATTGCCAATCATCCGCATATTTGGGAAGGAAATGCGTATCATAAGAAAAATTATAACGGCCGCAGTTATGATACTTACGTTGCCCTTGAAGTGTTAGAGCATGTAGATGATTATAAAGTATTAGAGCATCTCCCCAAAGGAAAACCAATTATATTTTCTGTGCCTTCTTTTCCAGACCCTTCACATTTACGATTCTATACTGAGGAATCAATGCGAAGAAGATATGAAGGTCATATAGACATTAAAAATGTTACGAGATTTAACATTCATGCTAAAGGTTGGGAAGAGAGTGAACCCGATACGAATGATTATATTTTGTTAGTAGAGGGAATAAGAAAGTAACATGAAACGCAAAAAAAACTTAACCGCATCCCCAGAATATGACTTTAGCGGGGGTCGGATTGCAGCAGCTTCCCGGACTAAATTACATCCATCTCAACTTATTACAGCAAAAAATATTAATATCTTAGTTGATGGTGCGGCTGAAGTTCGGGGGGGATATGAAAAAGTTTCTACCGTTGCTTTCGGAGCAATTATAGACCGGTTTCTTCATTTTAAAACGCCTGAGTATGACAAGATTATTGCATACGGTGGGGCTCATGTTAAACGGTTAGATACTGGTACTCCTGATGTTTGGACACCTCTTTCAGCTGCCATGCCGGACACAGATGATTACAGGTCAATGGTTATTGCTAAAGAAATGCTTTATATCGGTGCGAGTGATGCTACAGGGGTACGTAAATATTATCCAGCCGAGACGGTTTTGTGGCCTGCAGGCATAACAAAACCCGCAGCTAAAGTCCAGAAGTCATCAGATGAAGATGGAAACCTCACGGGTGATTATTACTATTACTGGACATATTATAATTCTGTTACTGGTGAAGAGAGCGACCCCTCCCCTATCGCTGACAAGATAACAGTGGTGGCCAAGAAAGTAACCCTAAGTGATTTTGTTGCCAGCCTCGATGCACAAGTAGATAAAATAAATATCTATAGAAACACAAGCGGGGTTTCTGAAAATTTTTATGTTGGTCAGAAAGACAACGATGCTAATAATTATACTGACGACTGCAAGGATGACGATATTGGAGATGCAATAAGTTTTAGGAATGGTATTCCCCCAAAGTCAAATATCATGTTGTATTATCTTAATCACATGCTATATGTGGATTCAGAGAATCCCACACGACTTTATTATTCTGAACCATTCAAGCCTGGTTCAGTCCACGCAAATAATTATTGGGGCATAGAAGAACAAAATGGTGGAGAAATTCTGGCGTTGGTCCCCAGTTACGGCAATATTGTCGTTATTAAGTCAAATGGGGTAGTTTGTTTGCATTTTAATGCTGAGTTTCCAGAGGATAGTATTTATACCCTTATTGCTGCTGATTATGGGGGTGTTAGTTCTGCATCTGCAACTAATATAGGGGGGGATGTTATTTTTCTCTCTTCAGAAGGATTAAAAATAGTTACTGATGCGGGAAGCAGGGTAAGTGATATCGTCACTCCTATTGAGGGGGATTTTGGGACTAAGCCATTGATGCCGATTACTAATATATTTAGAGACTGTTTTCAAGCCACGCTTTCAAGAGCTGTCGGTGTCTATTACGAATTCAAAAATCAATATCACATATCAGTTCCATATTATACTGAGGGTGATAATGATATGACTATTGTTTGGCATAGGGATTCAAATGTTTTTACTGTTCACGAAGATTTTAATGTTAAGGCTGGTGCTTTGTATAATGAATACAATCGTCTTTTAATTTATCGTTCACATAATGACCAATATATTTATTGCCATGATAAAGGTAATACAGACGATACTGCGGCCATTGATTTTGAGGTTCAAACGGGGTGGCATGGAATAAATGATATTCCCGATAAAAAACGAATACGTCTTGTTTTCCTTACGGTTTATGGCACAGATGGTTTTGTGTTGAATTATGAGATTTTTAAGGGTTTTGAGGAAACGGCCACAGCAAGGACAATCACACATGACGGTTCTGGGGGGGCTTCAAATGCGGCAATATATCGTCATGGAGTAAGAATAAAAGGCAGGGTATTTTCTACTAAATTTTATGGCAGTGTGAGTTTGCCAACGGGGATTAGCGGGTATCAATTTTTCTATCAACCTAAGGCATTATAATGGACAATATACTAAGGATAAGGATTCCGTTTCTAACTCAGGATGTGAGGATAGATACGAATTTTAAAGTAATAGCACAGCAGATTAATGCTCTTCCTAGAGATAATACTATCAGTGATGAGAAAATAAAGGACGGTACTATCTCTCAGAAAAAACTTAGTTTTACACTGACTGAGATGGGCACTCTTGATGACCTGAATGACGGTGCTTATGGAAAAATTCTCTCAACCGAGATTTCTGCTGGGCATATTAATTTAATGGCAGTTTCAGTTGTAGACCCATCCTTTACAACTGATAAAATAGGAGAGGGCGACAGTCATAAGTGGGACACGGGGATTCCTCCGACTATTCTTGACCAATTAGCCGATGGCACTTATAAAAAGGTTCTGGCGGCAGATTTCACAGCAGAACATATAAAGCTTGCTGCAATTACACAAGACACGACTCATCGGGTGGTGACTGATACTGAGAAAGGGACTTGGAATGGTAAGCCTGATGACATGGATGCGATTGGACAAGGGAGCACTTATTGGAAATTAGCTCAGACTGAAATTGAGGCGGGACACATTAGATTATCAACTGCATACGGTACTTTAGATAATATAGCAAATGGTGCAGACTATGGCAAAGTAGCCCTGACAAGCATTGGTGCAGGTAAAATAATCGTAGCTGGGCTGGATAATGATGTAATCGCCAGGATGTTTGCCGATGGGGATGCCAAGACAAACATCGAGGCATGGAGACATGCTTCTGACGTGACATTGATAGATGGTGGGGATATATATGCCGATTCAATTACTCTTGGGAGTATTAAAAGCGATGCATTTTCTTCTCTGGCTAATAGAAATCTTATTCAAAATAGTAGTTTCGATAAAGATGTTAGTGATACTTGGCCAATGACTTATTGGGATTGTGATAAGACTGGAGGAACGTTTTATTCTTGTTCTAATTGGGCAGCAACGGAAAATCATAAAAAATATCCGTGGGATTTTGTCTTCTATTGCCACGTGGCGGCCGAAAATAATGACGGAAGTCAATATGTGCTGTTAAAATCTTCTGAATATATTCCAGTAGATATTACAAAACCCTATACGCTTAGCACATGGATTAAAAGACATGGAGATGTTCTACGATGGTATTTAGGATTATATTTTTACGATTCTGATAAAGTTGCTTGCGACCCTACTTTTGATCTGCCTGCAAGCATGAATGGCATTACAACTACAGGTACAGCCTATACTCATTATTCTGGGACTTTTGGGCCAGGAATGGATGTAGAATTTCCAGCTAATTGCAGATATGTGAAAATCCGATTTCATCCAATGTATAACTATGGCTCGGGTTCATCTATCGGTTCTATGTCAACGGGATTACAGTTTGAGCCTGGAGACCATGTGACGGATTGGAAACCTTATTTACTGCCAGAAAAGTGGATGCATGGCAGTGATGCAACTTATATAGACGGTGGGAAAATATATACCCACTCAATAAACACTATTAGTTTAATAGCAGATTCAATTACTACAAAGTATCTTAAACTCCCCTTTCCATCGTGGCATCAAGCTATATATAAAGTTTGTCCTTCATATAAGAACGGCTCTTTTGATAGTTTTATACAAGAATATTTTGCGGCTGGGACAGGTGCGAGTGGGGGGAATTATTATTGGTATAGGGCGTATTCAAAATTTAATCTTTTTCCTCTATTTGGAAGGACACTTACGGTGGCTGAATTAAGATGGATACTCGCAGATAAGGGTTTTGCTGGAAGCGGAGCAAACGCTCAAATTCCACTCAGGCTACATGCAGTTGATGATTATGGAACTCCAACGAAGGATGACTGGGATTTGGTCACTAAAGTTGATTATGGAATTGTAAATGTTTATACAGATACAACTGGTAATGCCTATTCAGAAGATATAAAAACCCGAATTCAAGCATTAATAAATGCCGAGACGCCTTATGCAGCTTTTAGATTCACTGGTCAGGTAGCTTCTCAAAAAATTACAAGATATCATACTCCTGTAAATTCTGATATAGGTGGATATTATGTATTGGGGAATAGTCCTGCTGCTTCTGCTGGGATACTTCGTGCTGATAGTCCTGGGAATTTAGCTGGGGCATTGGCAACACCTTCTGGGAATCCAAATGTTATTAAAGTGCTTGGTTCAACTAATGCCTGGAGTTTTTATTTTTATATCTGGTCGGGCTACACTAACGATACCGTCACTTGGAGGTGGAGGCTCTATAAAAGAACTACCCCAGGAGTAGAAACCGAAATCAATAATGGAACATTTAATAGTGTTGGTACTGGAGTACAACAGGTAGCACCTTCAATTACTTTACCTGAGACGGCGATGGACGTTACGGATAGACTGGTTTTGAAACTTTGGCATGAGGCGAGTGCTGGAGCAGGGGCAGCCGGATGGGTGATAGGAACTGACCACGGGAATCAGAATAACGAATACATTAAGGTAGATATTCCAGGAGATCCGCCTACTGAGCCAGCAGACCCCAATAATGCCAACAACTATCGAATCTCAGAACCATGGCTGTATGTGGAGTTTTAATGATGTGGATAATAAAAGGAGAATTTAAATGAAAAAAGAATTAACGACAGTCCAAGTCTATGCTGTAACTGCTGCCAAAGCTAATGTTACACGAACAGACATGGAATTACAATCTCTTTTACAGAGTGTTGCAGATGAACTTGGTGTGGATTATAAAAATGAGCTTTGGGGAATATCCAATGATTTAAAATATTTAGAGAGACGGGATGTTCCAAAGTCTAAGGTTAAGGAGATTATTCCAAGCGAGAAAAAGAAAAAATGACTCAACGAATAAGATTCATATGGATGTTTGCTCTCCTGGCATTATTTGCATACATCAATAAGATTGAATTTATTATATTCTGTTTTCATCGGACTGAAAAAGAGCAGAAGGAATTATTTGAAGAAGGTAAAACGAAGTGTGATGGAGTAAAGAAAAAATCCAGACATCAGAATTGGAGGGCGATTGATTTAGTTGTAATAGAGGATGGTAAATGTATCTGGCATGGGACATCTAAATATGAACTTTTAGGTAGATTTTGGAAGCTACTCGGCGGAACGTGGGGACATGATTGGTATAAAAACAAAGAAACTGACTTTGACGATATTTACCACTTTGAGGTTTAAATATGAGCATTAAAGAAATTATTGCAAGAGAAAGTATAAAAAAGATTTTAGATATTACTGGGATTGTCTTGGTTGCTTTTCTTGTGCTATTGTACTTGGGAAAAGCCTGCAAAACTACAGACAAAAACAGTCAACTTAAAGGTGAAATAATACAATTAAATCAGATGCTTTCTGTTCAGCGTCAAGTTTCTCAGAAAGAAATAAAGGAATTAGAGGCTGACATTACTGAACGGAATGAGGAAATTATAACTGTCGTGGCAGATGTTATAGCGAAAGAAGAAAAAATACAGGAATTGCATGTTGTCACGCAAAAACTTGAAAAAACATTACTATCTGCAACCCAAATTTCAAAAGATGACATTATTGGCAATCTAAAAGAGCAAGTTACTGCCTGGAAGGATAAATTTGCGATTATTAATGCCGTTGTCAAGGATAAAGATGAGATAATTTTTAACCTCCAGGGAAAATATGAAGCACAGGTAAGGATTTCAACATACTATGAAGCATTATGGGAAAATACACGGGTGCTTATGGAAAAACAAAAAGTCAGAATAAAGGTACTTGAGGGAAAGCAGGGGAACTTACAGTTTGTTTCTACTGTAAAAAACATTGTAATCGGTGGGCTTGTTGCTTACATAGGTTATGGAGTAATAAAGAAATGAATGCATTAATGCGAACAAGATTGAAGATTTGCGTAATTGCGTTTTTTACGGTTATGGCGACAGCAATTCTTAAGCATTGGTTGCCAGGTATAGACAATACTATTGTCGGTTTTGCGGTTGTGAATGTATTGGGTTATGGAATCTATGAAACACTTCGTCCTAGTAATGGTAAATAAAATGCACAAAAATAAAGTACATCATGATGGGAATTGGTTAAATCAGAAATATTGGGATGAGAAATTTAATCAATATGAAATAGCAAAGTTATGTAATGTCACCCAAACAACAATAGGACGATGGTTTAAAAAATATGGCATAAAAGCAAGAACAAATAGTGAGGCGATAAAATTACATCGTTTGAAAAATCCAAACTTCAGAAACAGAGAAAATCATCCTCTTTGGGGAAAGCGAGGCGAGGATGCAGGTCATTGGAAGGGGGGAAAACGACACCTTGATAGTGGTTATATTAATATTTATCAACCAAATCACCCACATGCTTACGGCAATCATTATATTCGTGAGCATCGCCTTGTCATGGAACAATATTTAGGAAGATACTTAGAACCCAATGAACTTGTACATCATAAAGATGGCAATAAAACAAATAATAATATTAGCAATCTTTATCTAACTACGAGAAAAAAACATAAAATGGGTTATGGGGAAGCATATCAAGAAGGATTTGCCGCCGCATTGCTTCTCTGTTTAATGGCAAATAAATATAGGGCGATATAAAATGCCGTCAAAGTCCTTTTCAAATGATTCGCTAATGAATCATTATATGAGTTTATTAAAAAAGTGCCCTAAATGTGGGGCAAAAATGGAGAGAAAGCAATCTTGCTGTTCGGTTATTTGGAAATGCACGAAATGCCGTTGGAAGGAATCTGATATATAAAAAAAATTAAGGAGAAATAAAATGTCATCAAATCCAATCTATGGGAATTTACCACAGGGAATAGTTCCAGGCGGGGTGGCTGCTCAAAACTATGCTCCAACACTTACTCAAAGTGGACAAGGGGGATGGTATCCGCCTTCATATTACGGTATGAGCGGTGGACAAGGCTACGGACAGGGTTACGGACAGGGTTACGGCATGCAGTCTGGGGGTGGTGGCGGCAGTTGGCTTAATAATGCACTAGGGGCAGGCGGAGCAGGGGCTGCACTGGCACCCATTTTAGGGATGAGCGGCCCCGCAGGATTGGCTGTCGGTGTGGGACTTTCACTTCTAACTGGACTTATAGGTGCTCTAGGTAAAGGTGCGAAGCGAAATAGATATATCGCAGAAGCAAAGAAGTTATTTCCTGAATTGAGCAAAGAAAGTTTTATGTATAAGAATCCAGAACTCAACAACGCAATTCAAACTACTTTGGGTCAAAAGATGAGTAATATGGCTGATTGGGGTATGCCTGCTGGAAGGGACGAAGGGATAGATAATTTAATGGCTATTTTAAAAAAACTTACAATGACACCACAATCCAATAAAATAAAAGCGGGTCAGCCCCAATCAAGCCGCACCCAGAGAGCTGGTGGCTGGCAGCAGCAAGCATTTAATAAAAGACAGGCATCCCCGTATTAAGGAGAACTATTATGATAGGATATGGAGAAGAAGATAAAAACAATCGGGGATTAATTATTCCTCCCCCTAATCCATATATACAAGCACCAGGGTCATCCCCATATAATCAAAACAATCCTGCTGTGGGTGCGGGTGGTGGAAATTTGGGCTGGATTGCGGGAGCTGGTGATATAAGAACACTAGGGCGTGACATTCCTAGACGAGACCCCATTGATCGTCCACCACATCCCGAGCCGACACCACCACCAGATACGCCACCAAATACAGGTAAATGTGATGCGGAGGGAAACTGCCCAACTGGTTATCATTGTCATAAACCAAGTAATACATGTATAAAAGACGAAGAAAATCCGCCACCACCAGATACAGAACCCCTTCCTGGTGAAGACTTTCCTGGCCCAGACCCAGATGTTGAACCATTCGTAGACCCCAACGCCCCTAGCACTACACCATCAGATAATGCTGGCCAAGAAGGAACTTCTGGGTGGTGGACACCCCCAACGGCTGACCTTAGCTCTCCCCCAGGATATGAATGGGCTAAAGAGATGTATTCTCCTCAATTACTGGATTATATTAATAAGATGTATGGTGAGGTTAGTCAAGAACCCAAATCACTTGAGGACATGTACCAGGGATTTTTAGAAAAAAATCCTGCACTAGAACAGATACAATATAATCAGGCATTAGCACGATTAAAAGGACAGCAGACAGCGTCAACTGAAAGTTTAAATCGTGCCATGTCTACTAGACGAGGTGGTGCTGAATCAGGTGGATACATAAATTCGTTGGAAGATATTGCACGTACATATGGTCGAGGTGTTCAAGATATAGCTACAAATCAAGCTGTAAGAAATATGACTGAACAGGAAGCACGGCAGCAAAATCTAATAGGCTATGCAGGACAGGATATTGCCAATAGACAAGACTGGTTAGGTACAATGGGTGGTTGGGCTGGACAAGTGATGCCTTTTGAGCAGTGGAATATCCAAACTCCACATGATTGGGCATACCAGAAAGCAGGATTCAATCTTAATGATGCAGTGATACAGGAACAAATCAATGCGGCACGTAGAGGCGAATCGATGGGTTGGCTCACTTCGTTAATGAATTGGCAGAATCAGTTAGGCAGCCAGTATTACACGGGGCAAGGACAATGGGGTGACTATCAGAACACACGTGGCGGGAATATCTTACCTGGCTATGGGATGTAAAGGAGGCTATCATGGCATTTGACTGGGAAGAATTTGCAAAAACAGGCATGGGGCCAGCAGTGAAGATGTATCAGGACTATATAACTGGTGGTATACGAAGCCAATTATCACGACAAGGTTATTCACAAAGAATGAATGAAGCACAGTATGATGCACAGATAAAAAGTAAGCAAGCGAAAGAGGATTATGAGTATAAAAAGCTAATTGAGGATACGAAATATACACATGCCAGACAAATCGTTTTAGATAAATATACCAGTGCTGAACTATTGGAATTATTAAGAAACAAAAACAAACTAGGTCAATCGGAGTATGTGCGTGGTACAAATATAATAGTAGGACAAATAAAGCAAAAAGCCGATGAATATAAAAATTTCTCACAGAAAGATGTTGCATTATTTAAAGCTACCTTAAAACAGTATGGCATGGTAAATCCAGGAGGATTAATGCAAATTAAGCAAGTTAATCTCGTTAATGGTATACAGCAATCTAAGGCGTTCAGGGATATAGTAACGAGTGTTAAAAAAGAAAATGATGCCATGCTTCGTAATCCTGATTATATAGATTTACTTGACAGAGAACTGATGACTACTGATGAGGAAAGGTTAACTACGTCAGAACAAGTACGATTAAGTAAATTTCGAGACCGCCGAAAGAAGAATTTAGAAAAAATCCAAACGGGGACAGCAAGTATGGGTCAAATTAATAATGGGCTTTTTAGAACTGTGTCTGAATATCAGATTGGAGACCCAGTGCCACTTACACCCCAACAAGTACAAGACCTTAACTCATTTGGCATCCCAGTGCCACAAGGAAAACCAAACCCTAAGGCTGTATCAATGAGTGATCACATCGAGTTCATCCGAAAGAGCGTGAAGGACAATAGGGGATTACCCAATAAACCAGACGACACTACTGAACTTTTGAGTTATGGCCTTGACCTTATGTGGTTAGAACGCAATTGGAAGATTTACACACAGTTTTTTACTACACATCCAAACTACACAGTAAAAGAATTATTTGAACTTCTGGGAAGAAAGAAATAATGTGGGAAGACCCTTACGATAAATTTTATTCTTCAAAAAAGCCACCCCCCTCTTCTACCAATATACAAGATACATACGATAAATTTTACTCTTCAAAAGAACCAGAACCTAAAGACACTACAACCCCAGCAAAGAGTGAGGATTTCTTTACTAATTTTCTGCAACAGCAACCCTGGCAAACAGGCAAGCCAAGCCCAAAGAAACAAGCTAAAATATTACTAGGGCACGCTAAAACAAGTGGTAAGAGGTCACTTTCATTGCTTGGGGCAATCGTTGAGGCTGAAATGGGACTGATTGAGTATCCTATACTTAGACATATAATGCAGGCCACACGAGTTATGAAGGGAAAAGAGAAACCCTCTCTTATTAAATTTATGAAAGAAGGGATTCCTTATGCTAGTAAAAAAGTTCGAGGAGAAAATATTTTAGAAGAAATTGGAATGGAAGAGGGTTGGAAAAAGACAGCCTTAGGTGGCGTAATTGACATAGCGGCTGACCCTTTTACTTATCTTACAATAGGGGGAACAAAAGCAGGGCGATTAGCTAAGTTGGTAGAGAAAGGTAAAATGGGCAGTGGGGTTACTACAAAGGTTGCAAAGCAGATAGCAAAATATGAGCGTGGAGGGAAAATACTTCCTAAACTTGGCAAAACAGTAGAAGAGCAGATACAACTTGGACAACGAGGCGCTCAATTTATGGGGAAGCCTTTCTTTACAGAAATGCAGTCTAAAATTTACGGTAAAATTCTAAAGCCCATAAAAGAGACTTTCTTGCAGAGTGGACTAGGAAAACTAACATCAACTAAATATGGAAGTTCGGAAGTCCGTGCTACCCATGAAATGTTTATGAATGAAATACACAGCAACCCAGAAATAATAAGTAAAATTCAGAAGGGGATGCATGAACGAACAAAGGTTGCAGAACAATTAGCAAAGAAATATAATGCAGACCCACGTGTTCTTGACCGACATTTAAATCATCTATGTAATACAAAACCTCCAATGGACGCCCCTGCTTTTGTTGGGGTGGAATATAATTTAGATGATATGATTGACCCAGCAATGCTAAATACATTACGTGAAGACCAGGAAGCGATGAAATTTACTATGGACTTCAAAAATGAAATGGCTGCAATGGGAGCAAGGGAAGTAAAGGCTGGTGTTCTTAACCCATCACAGATTATTGAAACAGACGAGATAGACTATTTAACACATTTAATCACTCCGGAAGCCAGGAAAGCGATAAATAAAGTTAATAGGAAAAGTTTTAGCAGAAAAATTGTAAACATGCTTCACCCCTCTGTCCAGCATAGGACTTTACTTATTCCAACAGAGCCCACAAATAAAATGTTATCTGATGCCCTTCCAAGAATGAAATGGGCAGATAAAAAGAAACTCCTCGATGCTGGTATTGTAAAATATCCATCTGTTGCAGAAGTAAATAAATTGGCACGTGAGGGGATTCTTATTCCAGGAAAGAAAATAGAGCAGTTCTTTTATGAAGACCCTGCAAAAATTATGGCAATACGGCAACTGCGAAGTGAGCAAGCATTGTCTTCTGCACGTATCCTTGAGAACGCAAGGGACACAGCATTGAAAGAAGGCTGGGCTAAACCATTTAAAGGAGATACTCCCGAAAAGGGGTGGGGTTTTGTTAAATCCCCGTTAACTAATGACGTTGTGTTTAAATCGGATGCCGCAGAATCATTAAATATTATATATGAGGGATTAAACAGTAAGGATTTGCCTCTTGTCGGACAGGCGTATGAGAAGGCATTACAATGGTGGAAGGTAAATACACTTATGTATTTTCCTTCGTTTCATTTCAGAAATGTCTTTGGGGGTAATCTCTGGAATCAATGGCTTGGGGGAATGCACCCAATAATGGAATCTTGGTTTATGCCAAATGGGGCAAATAATCTAGCAGCGAGAGTTCAAAAGCTTAATGAATTAAATGCAAAGGGTATATCTGTAGAATCTTCAAAATGGGCAAAATTTTTAAAGAAAACAATAAACTGTGATACTGGAGAAAAATATACTCTTAGCAAAGTTGATGACATGGCAAAGAATTTTGGTATTTATCGTGCTGGACAATTTACGGCAGACCCTTTTGGGAGAACATCCTCTTTTGGTCGAGATGTACTTGGAAAAAAATCCAAATCATTTAATCCTTTCAGAGTTCACAATGTTCTAACTGACAGGGGTATGGCAGTTGGAAGTGCTTTAGAAGACAATGCTAAATTAGGTATGTTTATTTGGGGATTAAAAAAAGGAGAAACCCCAGCAGAAGCAGCTAGAATTGCCCATAAATTTATTTTTGATTATTTCGATATTCCAAAATCTATTGAAAGGACTAAAAACGTACTTCCGTTTATAACTTGGGACTATAAAAACATCCCATTACAAATTGAGTATTTATTTAGAAAACCACGTTTTGCTGGTGGGGTTTATAAATCAGCACGAGCCGTATCATCCGGAAAAGAACCACCGCCAGGTGTCGAGTCGTTCTACGAAAAGTCTTTTCCCGTTGCAATAAAGAAAAAAGGGGGGAAACTAACATGGTTTCCTTTGGAGCGGTGGCTACCAACAGCAGATATAAATCAGTTGGATGTTAGAAAGCCTCTTGAGATGGCTAAAGATTGGGCTTCCAAGGCGTGGCCAGGAGTTAAAGCTCCCGTAGAATTACTATTTGGAGAAGATTTGTATTTCGGAAAGAAAATAGCAGAAAAAGGAAAGCCGAGGGATGTAGCAATGTTTGGTACGTATGTTCCTGACTGGATGGCTTATTTAATAAGAACGAATCGCCTTCCCTCAGAGATAGACAGATTAAATCCAGGTAATATTTGGGGAACAGAAACTAAAAAAGGATTATTTGGATTGGGTGAAAAGCGGGCTGGTAAGTATGAAGCCCCTCAAAAAGCACGTTTATTACGAACTGTAACGGGCATTAAAACTTATGAAACAGATGTTAGAAAAAGTATAGATTATCGTATAGGGGCACTTAAACGTAATATATCATCCAAGCGTAGTGATTTGAAATATGCTGTGAGTGAAAAACAAAAAGCGAAAATAAAAAAGCAAATACGTGAGATTGAGAGGGAAATAGATAAATTACAAAGAACAAGGTATTAATCCCTTGAAATACCCCTGATTTTTGCCCGCCACGTCACGAACTACAATTAATGAATGGTTTGGGTAGGGGGATAAATAGATATCTGGGGTATGAATTTTAACTTATTTATTCTTTTTAAAACTAAACAAAGTAATTAAAGCAGTTCCTAAAAGAGCAATCGCTAAAAATTCAAAACCCAGTTTCCTAGTATTAACATCTACTCTTGTGCTATATGTGTGAATAGAATATGTTTGAGGTGAAGGATAAATACTGCTGTATGGGTTTTGTTTATCAGGAGTTCTAACCCACTGTTTTCTATCGTTGGGAACCAAAAACAGAAAACCTCTTCCTTTTGGAGTAATTGCTACAAGACGGTTAGATTCAAAACTCTTCTCAGTAACTGGGGGATATAATACAATAATAGTCATGGCAAACAATACAATTTTAATTGTTATCTTTTGAGCTTTATTTAGTTTCATTTTTACCTCTATTTTTTTGTTAGCGGATTTTATATTTACATGCCGCATAACCAGTATCGAGATATATTTCCCAATCATGTACATACGTCATTATTATATATGTCCCATTTATAGCATTTAAATAAGCACCTTCTACCCGATATAATTCTATTACTGCTGAATTTGGCAATTGAATGAGAATGCCCTGCCCATAATGTGTCGTTTTTATAACTCGGACATTGCATTGGTGTTGTAAAAAAGGATACCGACTTAGCATGTTACCATAAGTTACGGCTTGACTTGTTTGCTGCATACTGTTTGCAAGATATTCCCAGTCCATTGGCACGCATGAACATAGAAGAATAGAAGCAAGAATAATAATTAAGGCTTTATTTTTCATTCTAATTCTCCCTGTACTTATTAGACATCAAACAAAAAAATAATGCAACTGCAAATCCGTTTTTATAACCATCTTGGTATGCGTCCCCATAACTCAATTTATGTTTCTCTTTCGTGGTTAGATAAAGATTGCTAATATTATTATTTGTTTTATTGCCGTCTTTATGATGTACAATTTCATTTGATTTTAAATATCTCCCTAGATGCTTTTCCATAACGATGCGATGTTCGAAAACATATCTACCGTTCCGTGCATTTGGATGATTGGGTTTATAAACATAAACATAACCATCTCTATTCTTGTGCCTTCCACCTCTCCACCCATTATGATTTTTACCCCTCCAAACATCGGGGTGTTTTAAATGATATAGTTTTGATCCTTCACTTCCTGTTCTTCTTTTAATATTAAACTTTATTAACATATACCGTATTGCCCCTGCATTAACATTACATAATTTCGCAATAGCAGATGTAGAAATCTTCTCCCCCCAATATTTTTCGTATAGCCAGTTTTTATCTTTATATAATTTAGTCATCTTATTTCTCGAATTGTTCACCCTTGTCTTCTGAACTAAATTCACCATGCCTCTTCAGCCAATAGAGAAAAGAATACACAGTAATCTTAAATAAATTAACTTCCGGTATAACACCATAATACTTCTTTGTGTTTAAAATCTCCCCGATATACTTTACAATGTTCTGTAGAATCCAGGTATCACCCTGCTTGCCCCCAATCTCGCACACAAGGTCAGTGAATTCCTTGTCATTAGATAGAGCATAACGTGTTCCGCCCCCCTTCCATTGACTTTCACAGGCCTTAATAAACTCTGGCCAATATTGCTCTTTTTGCTTAAGTGATGTATTCATTATTCTTCATCCCCTTCTCCAAATAGTTCAGCGATAACATCGCTGTCAAAGGTTAGCCAGTACAGAATTACCTTAAATAAGCCTACCCAGTCCACTAATGTAGCATCCCAATACGTAGATAATTCTATTGTGTGTCCCGTATCGTTAGTTGCTTTAATTGTTTGATTCTGTTGTCCTTTCATTTTATCTCCCCCGCCAATGCTTTCAGTGCACTAAAATCAGCCCTTGGTATAAACCTTCCATTTTTATCTCTCTCTCTTTTGTTTATATGAAATTTTCTATGGCTAATGATTCCCATTAACTGTAAATTTTCTATTCTATTGTCATCTTTAATTCCATTGATGTGATGTGCAATCTCATTAGGTTTTAAAAATCGCCCCAGACATTTTTCCATAATAAGACGGTGTTCTAAAACATATCCTTCTTGCGTTGCATATGGATGTGATGGTCGGTAAATACGAACATAGCCATCACCACTTAGTCTTCTTCCGCCTCTCCATTTAGGATTATTTTTACCTCTTTTAAATTCTGGATTTTTCTGATAATGCAAACTTTGTGCTTCGCCTCTTGTTCTTACTTTAATATCAAGTTTATCTAGCCAATAATATATCTCAGAAAAGCTAGCCTCGCATAGTTTTGCTATATCACATGCAGAATAACCATCTAAAATATATTTTTGATACAACCAATTTCTGTCCTTAAATAGAGCAATCATCTTATTCCCCCGTTAACACTTTTAATGCTTGAAAATTAAGATTATCCATGTCTATCTTTCCCTTAACGGCATAAACACTACGCAATTTATATAGATAACCAAAAAGTTCGTTATTTTTAATATATTCTGCCAACAATTTAAATTGTTCAGGACTCGGTTCTCCGTATCCATTCCAGCTTTGAATTCCCTCGCCTGAACGTGTGCCATCCCCATTCCCGAAGATGTTATATCCATATAATTGAATTGCCGTCACTAAATCTTCGTCATCTGCGATTCCATGCACCTCAAGCCTACACCCCAAGCTTTTGAGTCTATCAAAATGTTTTGGGTCTGCCGAGAGAATTATTTGATTCGAATGAACATCTTTTGTCCATAAATTCATAGCATACCATTGATTGAAACGATAGACCTTATCACTTAAGCCATCACATTCCGACATTGGGATGATAAAAAACTTCTCTATCCCAGCATCTTTCAGCTCTTTGAGTATTCTTGCATTCAGTATTGAGTAATATGGATACAGCCCAGCATCATAAACACTTGTGAATCCCTGCACATTATTGAGAAAACAGTAATACTTTGCCAGCTCAGAATTTTTGATTGAGCACCAGTCATGGATGCGGATGAAGGGGACTATGCCGAGGTCTTTGCATGCAGTAAGGAAATGATGAAGTTGATTCCAAAAAGTTTCATTCCAATCATTCAAATCAAATCTTTCTATTCCATCATCACACAGATAAGGCTGAAGTGTGTTGCAATTGTGTGAATGTATCAGAAATATCTCTGTACTGTTACCACCCGCTGTTTTGAGCTTCTGTAAAAAAGCTCTCATCTTTTCAGGTGTTTGCTGACACGCCTCATAAACACTTGCACCAAACCAGGGCGGTTTCGGCTCTTCTATAGCTGGCTCTGGCACTACTGGTGGCTTTGGTTCTGGCGGTGGTTCGGGCTTAGGCTTGCGATACAAGCAAGGAAAAATCCTTTTAAGAAACTTCTTGATATTTATTTTACGCATTTTTTACTCCTTTATTTTTACTCCATTATTTTCAAGCCAACTTTTTATATATTTCCTTTCTTTTTCAGCAAGATATTCATCATCAATATCAGGTTCATCTTCCACTATTGTAAAAAGATTGCTATGGAAATTGAAAATATCCTTTAAGGAAACTTCTGGCTGGTTCTGGATTAGGTCTTTGATTTGAAGATAGGCTTGTCTTTCTTGTTCTAGTGTATATTTTGGCATATATATTAATCGTTCATGTTCTGCGCTTTCAAGCCAGATTAATAATTCTTTGTTCGATAATTTACTCATCTCTCACTCCTTTTCAAGCATCTTATTATCCATTTAACCCCGTCACTCACTAATGTTATAATCCCTGCCAGTCCAGCAAATAGAAACATGACAGCAAATCCCCAAAAATTATTTATATAAGTTGTAGCCCCCCGTGAAGTTCGGCTCAGCCAGATTGCAGCGAATAGGTTGCATCCGAAATATATGACAAGTATTGCAATCAGCCACCAGGTCATCTATTCCTCCTTCTTCTTTTCTGCTAAATAGCATGAATAACATAATTGTTTTTGGCGTTCAGTAAGGTTTGAATTTTCCTCTTTAGATAGAAAATAAGTTACTCTTGGATTTAATTGTTCGCACCCCAAACATTTTATATAATATTCTTTCATCTATTCCTCAACCCTCGTATTCCACTCTTCTATCGCATCGTCCTCATGGGCACGCCACGGCCCCATTGCACCGCAGTTTCCACAGCGAACAAAATACTCCATGTATTCATTATGAGTAATTTCTCCTTCATCCTTACCACAGAATGGACATTTCTTAAATTTTTCACTCATCTAATCCTCCTCATCTGGCACTAAAACATAGCCATTCCCATCACAGCTACGGCACTTCTCCGTCCCTCCAGCACTCACCCATTGACCCGAAGTTTGGTTATAAAAACCCGCATCAACAATTCCATTACCATCGCAGACAGGGCATCGTTCTGCATGCTGCCGAAGTCGTGTGTCTTGATTCATCTAATCCTCCTTAAGGACATATTTGTCTTTTATTGGTCATGTGACCAATGTCAACTCTGCCAGGCTCTTAAATACAGGAATCCCATGCTTTTCTGCGTATTCAATTTCTGCAAGTGTCCCTTTTGATTTTTGCCACCCTGGAGTTAATACCATAGCATCACAAACCGCTAGCCAGTCCTTACTCATCCTTTTAATCATGACGTCTGTAATAACTTCGTCAGGCCGCAAACTAAGAAAATAAATAAAATCAGCTCCAGGGCAGAACGGAACATAACCACACATAATCAAATCAATAGCTGTTCTAACAAACTTTCTAACATTTGCTAAATATTCTATTGCGTGATTGCCTTCACTGGTTGGAGTCAGGCTTCCAGCAATATAAACCCGCTTTATTTTTTTACTCATAGAATAATGTCTCCATTCTTTTTTATTGCTTCATCCTCGTGAGGAGCGACTAGCCTGCGATAGATTTCTAGCTTAATGCTTTCAAGCGTACCGAGTATTTCAGCATAATCCTGCCATTTAATTTTTTGTGGCCATTTTATATCGAGGTCTCCCCTAGCTCTTTTACGCCATAAATAATTTAAAATATCGTCAACAACATGATAACAAAGGTCACCCAGAGAATCGCAACCCTCAATCTCTTCGGCGGCATACCGCCTATCTTTTGGAATATATGGCATCGTTACCTCCCTTTCGTCCAAAGCAAATAAAATACATATAAGATAATTAAAACCCCAATGAAAAATAATCCGAGTTTTAGCATTTCACTTCTCCTTAAATACTCCTTCTAGTAATTGCCATGTGCTCTAAAAATAATTCAAACATACCATCTGTAGATTTCACATCTTCCCTACAATGCTTTAAAACCGTTGCCAACGCCTTTTTATTGCCAGCTCCCGACTTCTGCCATAACTCTGGTGTCATTGGATGTTGTTTCGCCGCAATCCCGAAAAACTGACACACAGTAGCAAGCCTATTGCTATGCAAGGCAAGTTTATTCCGTGCCGCATAATAAAGATCAGTATGGTATAAATCCCGATAGGCAGGGAAGTCTATGCCATGAAAGATAGCCCGGCTCCGGACATATGGCAAATCAAACCTTGAACTATACCACCCCACTACCCGATCGTATTTTTTTATCTCCGCAACAGCAGACCGTATAATTCGCTTATCATCCTTGTTTCGTGCCTCATCTCTTGTAATTAAATCCTCATGGATAATGTCTATTCCCTGTTCTTTCACACACCAGCAAAGCATGTGCGACCAGTTTGCCTTCAATCCTGTAGTTTCTATGTCGAATATTCCAATCTTCTCGTGCATGGGTGCTGTATCTGGGTTTTCGGATATAAAGCAATGATAGTGTTCGAGGAACGTGTGAAAGTGACGGCAATAGTGTGTGCCAAGCCACTCTAAATCCATCTTACGTAATTTCCTTACTGGACATTTTAATTTCATTTATTTTTACTCCTCACCATCTCCGTTGGTTCTGAATCTTTTTATACATACTCGCAACGCTGTTTGAATCAAGCGTAGTAACTAATTTCCTGGCCTCTTCTGGCTCTAAACCAACCTCAAGGCATGTTCTTTCAAAACAAAGGTCGTCACCACCGTTGTCATTAAAGAAATAGTGACATGCCTTCTTTCCATTTGTTAGTATCGCTTGTTTGTGTTTAATCGTTGCTGTTTTATCTGTATGATAATCAAGGGTTTTTGGGTCTAGTAACCAAAACTTATCTCCAAGCCATTTTATTGCCTTCATATAGTCTGAGAAATGCCGTATCATCTTCGCAATAAGAATTCGTTTGTATGGGTCTTTTACCTTAAAGTTATATGTCATTTGTTTTCATTGGTGTTCTCTTTTCTATTGTTTAGGGCTTCAATAATGTCAATGACGTCCTTCTTTAATTCATCTTTTACGTTTGTGCCTGTGGTTACTGCTTTTTCAACAGTGTCATAGGTTAGGTGTTTTGTAACATACATGCCGATGAGGGTATTTTTGTTTGGACAGAAAGTAGCAACCAAAAAGGATATTGACCAAGCAATAATTAAAAACTTCAATATAAATTTCCACCCAACCGCCCACTTCTTAAGGTCGTCTTCATAATATTCCCCACCCCCTTTATTTATGCCATAGCCAACCATATAAACAAAAAGAGCAATACTGCTTACAACAAAAAAGAAATAACACATCTGTAGGATATTGTTGATAAACGATAAAAAATAAATAAAAAATGGACTTGCTATTGGATTCATTTCATTCCTCCTTAGCTAACAAATGTAGCTTTCCCCTAATAATTTTAGCCACGTCATTCAAACCGTAGCTCGAATCAAACATGTTAAATTTTTTTATCTGAACTAACCCTGGCTTCCTCTTTAGCCATAACTGAACATGGCAGTGGGGGAAATTCCAGGGGACTTGTTCAAGTTCCTTGACTCTTTTCGCAACACCCTGATGTACGGATGCCTGAATAAACAATGGAAGCTTGTCTGGCATAATAACAAGCAAATCTATGCACCCCAGAATGTCGTTTCTTTTACTTATCCAAATGTCCCTCAGTTCACCTGTTTTGTAGTCACGTATCTTTACAAGGCTTGCTACCGTCTTTTGGTTATGCACTACTGCACCTGGGTAAGTTTTTATAATCCACTTCTCTACCCAGTTCTGAAAGTCGTTACCTATCTTTCTTGTGTTTTTTTTGTTCATTTAAATCATCCTCATCTATTAGCCCTAAAGAATGCTTTAGCAAATCCTTGAGGGGTTATTGCTCTTCGTTCTGCTACACTTAACCCCTTGATTTTTGGTAGTGGACGGGCATTATTTCTACTTTGAATGATTTCATTTTTAGATAATTTTATTGGACTCTTTTTAGGAATATTAAACATGCCCCATATCCAAGTTTCTTTGGAATAATGTTCACCAAAATCACAAGGTTGAAACTTAAAACTAGGATTCCCTAAAAATCTCTTTAAGTGTCCTGCTGGATTTTCTAATGCCCAAAATTTAAGATTAAATTCATTGTCATATTGCACTTTCCATATTATTTTCAAACAGGACAATACTATTTCCATCGCCCCCTTGAAATCCCTTTTTGTTTTTGCGGTAGTCCTTGCTCTTGAAAACATTGTACAGGGCGGTGCTGCTAATATCCCATAAACATTTTCAGGTGGCCGGTAGGTTCTGACATCATATTCAGGTAAGGTTATATTCCTGACATCATAATCTGCATCTTTATATGGTTTTGACCAAGCCCCAGTCCCTCCACATAAATCAAGGATAATTTTATTCATTATTCAAACTCCCCTTCATAAGAATCATGCCACAATCCCTGAGGAATAATCTTCCAACCGTTAACAAGTTTATAATTCAAGACCTTCCCAACTGGATTAGAAGCCCCAGCCTTCCTGTTCTTTGCACTAAGTATCTTAGCTACCCCGTATTCTAACGTGAGATATAATCTCGGCCTCTGAATCGAAAAGGCTGCCCCACGCCCCAGGGCTACACCATAATTCTTCTGTAACCCTATGAGTGCAATCCCTCTCTCTAACCTTCTGTGAATCTCTTTAATCTTGTCCCCTATTTCCGGGAAGTCTTTATTTATCTCAAGATAATCTATTATATTTATTCCGTTTGGTTCTACTGCCTGTCCGAAATTATCACCCCTTTCAAATGCTTCAAAACTCCAATCCCCTATTGTCATATCTTCATGTAAATCTAATCTCATGCGTAGTTCTTCTTCACCCATTTCACTTGATAGAAAAGTAATGGGTTTATCATATAATTCGATAGCTTTGCTCTGATTCCTTTTAATGAAATCAAAAAAGAAAGCAGTCTTCCCTGCATCCTTTGTTCCAACTATCATACAAACATTCTTTGCGTAAATTTCAAAAAACTCACCAATCCCTAATGGCCAATCAACCCCCAGGGGAACAGGCCGAGCCCCCTTGTAATCCATTGATTGCTTTTCATCTTCCATCCTTCTGTAAACACCATGCTTAGACGGGTGCTTCTCAAGTAAGTCAGCCTTTCTAAGCCTATATGCTATCTGGTGGATTGCGTTTCTATCCAACTGTGTAAGGTTTGGTAAGGATTGAAAAACCTGTGTAAGGTTGAACCAACCTGATGTAAGGGCTACCCATTGACGCACCTCATCCATGAGATTCCGCTCCTTTCTGTATGCCCTCTCCACTGCTGATTTAACTTTTGTCATAGCCTCTGTTTTAGGAAACGGTGGGGAGCATGAATTGGCTATGCGTGCCACTATCTCTTGAGTCTCCGCAAGCTCCATGCCCCCCTTAACCAGGGTATGAGCAACATGAAATATGGTTTGGTCTCTATTGCCTATATTGAAAGCGTCTGACGAATTCATTGAGAAGTTACCAGCATTTACTTGAGCATGATATTTCTGAACTTCGTCTATATATTTTTGTGGTACGGGCGGGAGAGTTACATCACCAATATGAAAATTCTTTAGCCATGTATATTTCTTTCCTTCTGTATTGACAGATGGGGGAGCAGTAATAAGACCGCCATCGCTTTTAGTGTCTATCCCAGGAAGGTCACGGCTTCTTGTTACTAGTTCAGGACAGTATTGAAAATATAAATGTCTGCCCCCAGACGGCGTGATTGCAACTGGACACTTAATGTTGTCAGGCAATATCTTATCTATAATAGTGAAACCCTCGGTAGTATCAATATCTATAACTGTAATACCACTCACCTTGCCTGTTACAATAGCAATCATTGCATCGGGGAAGCGTTCAAACCAATCCTTGACCTCATCTGTGCTTGGCATTTTCTTCTGATATTCCTGCCAATGGATATACGGCTGTTTGTCTGGTTTCTGCGGAATGACTGCAAACTGCATTACCTCGAGGTAATAAAGTGCCTGGTCTAATATTTTTGACACTATCGTTTTTTCCTTTCTGCGTCTAGCATCTTCCAGAAACTCCTAACATCTGTCGGCTGCCCCTCGGAGTCCTTAACTTTATCAACACAAAACTTCTGCGTGCACAGTGGGCAAATGATATCCCTACCATCCAGATTGCCTGTCATTTCTTTTCCACAGACACTGCAACGATAGTTCATGTTATATTGCCCGCTTTAATATCCTTTGCGATCCGTGTATCTTCAGTAACATTTTGAAGACCTTCCATGCTACAGGCACGGCTTTCCAGTGGTGATAGTGAAAACTTGCATCCTCTTTGCCGACCCGCAATAAATGTAATCCCCCTTTAATCTTATTGTCAGGATGCACTTCATCCCATAGGTGCCGATACGCCTCAAGCTGTATAATCATTTCAGGATACACGCCATTACTTGTTTTCCAATCATAAAGTGACAGCTTCCCGTTAATATCAGCTAAACGGTCAGGCGTACCCCCAAAGAAATACTTTTCAGAAACCAGGTGAATTTCCGTCTCCTCAAAACTATGCGGCTCAAAACGGACAAATTTTTTCCATTCCTGGTAATTTCTAAAACTCTGCCTTGCTAATTTAACCAGCTCTTTTGGATAGCTTAAGAGGTCAGGTTTTTGCTTTTTAATATCACACTCAATAAAATAGTGGGCAACCGTCCCAGCCGTAGCCGCCTTCTGTGATGTGTCTCTATAATTTCGACCCTCTGTCCCCTCATTCCAAGCCCAAAACATCAATGCGTCTCTATTCCACCCCAAGTTCCCGATAATTGTTGTTACCCCACAAACCCGTGTGCCGTCTTTAGTTTTATATGGTATGCGTGGCATCCTGTCCCTCCCGTTCTTTGGCTCTTTTATTGCTTTCTTTTTGAAACTTCCAGGCATCAATCATTATTTTATATACTCTAGGAATACTCTTTGGTGGGATTTGATTTGATTTCTCATAACCCTCCTGATTCAAAAGAGCATAATATGTTAAATCACCCAATACACCCTTAATCTTTTGAAAATAGTTCATAAACTCGAATTTATCTATCTTCTTTTCCCCGCCATCTGAAAGTGTGATCGTGATGTTCTTATATGCTTTCTTGCTCTCTTCTTCAGGCTCCTCAGGCACTAATTCAGAAATATCCTTATCTTTATCTGCTGTCTTTTTTTTGGGTGCAGTTTTTTCAGTCTTTTTAGGGGCATCTTTTAAAACCTCTGCCTTGTAAATGATTTCAGATTTACCCTGTGTTTCAGCAACCGTTGAATCTCTTATGTCTTCCATATCCTGAGTGAAAAGATTGGATAATCTCCCAACTGATAGTGCAGCGTCAACTATTGCTCTTTTCTTTGCCATTTTCAGGATGGTGTTTGCAATAGTGTAAATATCCTCATTTAACACCACTGCTTTTTTGTACCATTTTCCACCCTTTCCTTTTACGGATTTAAGTACAAGCTCACCCTTTTTTACCATCTCAATTTGAGCAGGGCTAAGTTGGTTTTCCCAAAGGCTGCGATACCTGTATTTGTTTTCCATGCTATTACAAGAACCCAATCCCTCTGATATTGTCTGGCTTGTTTCAAGTGAGATTAGTTTACACTTGACCACATAATGAAAAAGAGGTCTGTCAAAATCTTCAATTTCTTTTAAGATTTCGTATTCATCATCTAACATTAATAGTTTTACTATTTTCTCTGCACCCGGCTTGAGAAGTGTCGGTTTTTTTGTTCCCGGAATTACTCCATAATCCTTGTCCTCTTCCAATTGAGATTGAACAAGTGCCTGGAAGGCTTTGATTTCTTCTAGCCTCCCCTTTATAAGTTCTGTGTTAATATTTACTACGGAAGAAGTGGTTCCTATTTTTTGAATTGCAGTTTCTTTGTTCTTTGATGTGTCTGTTGGCATTTTACGTCTCCTTTTTTATTAATGGTTCACCAGTTACTTTATCGAATCCATCCATAGGAACATCCCAGTAATCCCTCATTTCATCCCAATCGAATCCGCATTTTTTCTTATATTCATCAAATATCGCCCTATTTCCAGGATCTAACATTTGTTCTGGAGCTACCCTCTCATTACATGCTCTTAATTTCTCCAAAAGATACGAAGGACTTTTATCAATTATTCCTTCGTTGTTAGACATTAAAATTGAAAAAACAACTGCCCCTCTTATATTCATTTTATCTCCTCATCTAATATTTTTATTTCCTTCGCCACTATGGTTTTAAGTCTTCCCGTTATGGTTTTAAATCTTCCCGTATAAATTGTTTGATAGCCCAAAGCCCCAGCTTTTCTATATTGAACCTTCTTTATAACTTCATTCGGTGAACACCAAATTTGAGCATCTTTTAGGTATAAAAAAATATGAAACCCATGGCGATATCTGACAAAATGAGCATTAATAATATATTTTTCATCTTTATATGCATCTTCCCTGTAATCCTTTTCTTTTAACCATACATTGGCCGGTCTTTCTTTATCATCACCCCAAAGCCCCTCCCCAAAAAGTTTTTTATCATAACTGTAAAATACTTTGTATCCAAACCCCGCTCGAATTCCTTTAGGGTATGTTGTTTCAATAATATCCAAACACATTGTCCTCTCCCTAAAATGGAGGCTCTGGTGAACCAGGCCCGTCAATTGGAAGTTCAGGTGGCAGTGCGGTTTCGGATGTTCCTGGTGGTGAAGATACCGAATAATCCCTATTTGAGGCATCGTACTGCTCATGCTTTGCAATCAGCACATCGTAGGCAGGGGCTTTGGGGTGATCACTTTTATTTGGGAATACAAGTATATCGGCATTGCCAAGCCTTCCCTTGAAATATGTTAATCCCGACTGTGTCTTCTGTTCCCAGACACTTGCAATTTTAATCATTGGTTCTCCTTAATCTATCCTTATTGTCATAAATAAAATAAAATTAAATAATGCTAATTTAATCTCATATAGTTTGTATCCAGGATAATAAAAGGTTTTAAATCCCACCCATTCAATAGTCCTCGGCCGATAGAGATTTGAGTTTATTGTCAACTTCCGGAATGGGGTTGATGCCCTGAGAGAAATGTAGATATGCGTGATATGCTCGATTATATCGTTCACGATGTGTTAAGATTAGCAAACAAATATATTCTTGTCAAGTACCTAATCTGAATTATTTATTATTTTTTTCACGTGCATTCTTTTCAATAACATATTCTGCCAGGATTCTACGGATCACCGCACTCCGATTGGGTTCACCCGTACCCTTTGTGAGATACCATTGCCTAGCCAAATCATCAAGCTCTGTAACCAGATTATCTGGCACACGTATTTGTATACTATGTGTTTGTATTGTCTTTGTGGTTGTCATTTATTTCTCCTTTAGACAGGTCTTTTATCGTAATATTTAGTAATTTTGCCATCCTGACTAATAACCGTAAAAGCTGGCGGTGGTGTACCGTAAAACTCTGCCATCGTCTTTAACTCAGCTTTAAAACTTTTCTCCGTTGGACAAACTACTCTAATGACATCACCCTCTGCATAAGTTATAATCTCTTTTTTCTCTGGATGTACCCAAACCCCAAAATACCAAGCATCGTGGTCTGTATCATACTGCTTCCAACCTTTTTTAGAACTACAATACTTAAAATCAAACCTGTATCTGTCACCGTTTAAAATAAAATCTCTTTTTACTAAATTCCCATGCTCATTAATTTCTTTTTTACTCATTTTAAACCTCCTGTATAATTCATACACCAATCACTTAAAGAATCAATAAAAGAAAAACTTTCCCTATACTGATATTCAAAATACCTATCCTTTAATGCTCTTATCTCACCCCCCCCGAAATTCTCACAAACGCCCTCTCTCCTTGCCTTTTATAATTTTATACCAATCGATAAACCAAATAACACAAATAGCAATACAGCCAGCTATTATTATTACCCCAAAAATCATTTTGAAATCTGATATCATTATGTTACCCCCATATAGAAAAACAAGACGGAGTGTCTGCCCAGGCCTGCTTGTGTCAAGCTCGTTGTCCGCTACTCTTCGATACTGGATCGAATACGGTTCGTCACTTGCCTGCATGTATTGTCTTGTTTCGCCGATCTCGGCCTCTAAATATCCCACTCCGCATGACGCTAAAAGTTTTTCGGCTACTTGACTCAACGCTTGGTGCGTCTTGTTTTCCAAGGCTTTCGGCTCTGTTTTCTCTGTCTTGTCTTTCATTCTATTTTCCTATGACAAGGGCAATTAGCCCTTGTTTCTCCTTTTTCCATCCATTTATGCCAATAAACAGGCTTACCAAGTCCATGTTGTTCCTTATTTTTTCTGAAACACATGGGTTTATAAATGTGTTTTTGCCAATCAATATTTTTATAATAAAGATGATAACATCCACATTCGGAACATAAGTCCTTATAATAAAGCATCCATTTATTTTTTGGGGTTGGATAAACTGCATAATTCTTTTTCATTTTATTTTTTCGCCTCTTTGTTTGTAAATTATAGATTATTTACGATACAGTGATTCATGAAGTCCCCATGTCTTTTTGAGTTTGTTTTATATAAATCTTTCCACATAACTTGAGCATACTGTTCTTTTATATACCAGCGTAATTCAATCCCATCCCATTCTTCAGGAAACTGGTCAACCTTTTTAAGAATATCCTTTTTAACATTCCCTACAAGCTCATTAATAAATTTAACTTTTTCTTTTTTAGTCATTATTATACCTCACTATTATAGATTTCCATTAATATTTTTCTTTGACTAAATTCAAATGAAAGTGCTTGCATGTATAACTTATCTTCTTCTGTTAACCCATCAGTTTTTAAATAGATGTGGAAAAGTCCTTTAAAAGCTAGGTCAATTTTTGTGTTTATTTTATCAGCTGACAATTTCCAATATTTTTTATTGCCTTTCATTTTATCAAACTCTAACATTTGCTCTCGAAAATATTTAGGTGTTAAATTTCTATTCATCCTTTCACCTCACTTTTTAAAATCAATTCTGAACCTGTCTTTCTGACTAGGTTTGATCCTCTTCTTACATCCCCTAAGCGTCCCCTGGTAAATAACTTTCTCATAAGCAAATGGGGTAGTAAAGATTTTAATTAGACTTGCCGTTGCTTGTCTTTTCATTCTTTTGCCTCCGGTTAAATTGTTTTGTAAATCATTTTTAATCACTCTACCCCATAAGCTATACCTAAAATATGTGAATGTCAAGTCTTTTCTTTAATTATTTTAAAATAAATTATAACTGTAAACCAACCGAAGTTAATCACCGCAGTTTAGCATTGTAAAACATGATAAGTTATCAGGGATTAAAACTGACATCTTCAACCTGGATGTCAACACCAAAAGATTAAATGAATAATCTAGATAATATAATACTATAGAGTATATCTTATTCTTTATGCATAAGAACTTATGCTTTATTACATAACTTATTAATACATTATAGATTATATCTATAAAGATATAATCTCTTTACTAAGTCTTTTCTATCCCTTTTCTATTTCTTTTCTATGCTATATATTAATACTTATTTAATATATTCTATGTATCATATTAATATTCTTTATATATATAATCTTGTATCTTAATTATATATATATTATATACTATGTTATTACTTGTCTATTAGTACTTATTATTATATTATATTGTATTAAGTTATATGTTTTAAGCATATGTATAAAGAAACATATTACAATAGGCACATGCATCTTTCCTTGAAAATAATTCATACCTCATGCTGCGTCGCATAACATTTATTATGTCAACTCACCCCAAGACAATCACTTAATACGAGGGGGGGTATACCCTATTGACGGGGTGTATATCTATGATATATTCCTACTATATTATTTACACAACAGAATTGAAACATCGTTATATATACTAATATAATAGCTAAGTAATATTTTGTTTTAACTTTGTTATTACAAAAGAGATAGGGCGGATTGCATTTGCTATGATATTGTGGTAATTGAACCTCTGTGTGTCGCAGGAATGTTACACATGTCACATTATTAAATCCTGCATTAGCGATGGTTTTATTATGTTTTTAGGGCAAAAACTGCAATAATGTCTGGTAAATGTCTGGTTAAATATTGGTGTTGTCCGTTTGGGCAACAGGGCGAATACTTGTATTATGCTTTTACAAGTTAATTCGATGTTTTCAGCATTTGTTGAAATGGGGACTATTAGTGAAACGAATACAGGACAGGGTACGGTATTATTAGCACTCAGGGTTGACGTGTTGTGTATTGATGTCAAGTTTTAACGATACTAGTTGACAAGTTTGTATACTTGTAATGAGATTTCGCATGTAAGGTTATGTAAGGAATTGAAGTGGTATTGATTGATTTCTGTAAGGTCTATGTAAGGATTAGATTGTGAGTATGTTCCACGGGTACGATTTTATTGCAAACATTACACCACTTAACATCAGCCCATGTGCCGTCTTCATCCACACAACGCCAATAAGGCACTACTTCATAATCAAACATATCCATTTTGTTTCTCCTTCTCATAAAATACTATATCTCCAGTCGGGCTGTCATCATCTCTTATTATATTCGGATTATTGAGTATATTCTTACCAATAAGCATAAAAGTTAAATCACGATAAGGATAAGCCTCAGCATCAACCCGTTTTATTCTTAGCATTTCTTTTAATTTCGTTTTATTCCCCCTTTTATTTTTTCTTCTATTCGTGCTAACTTTAATAATACTGTAGAAAAACCACAGAATATAGACATCTCAAATCCCAGTAATTTCCATACTCCCTGTAGAATCAATATAATGACAGTAGCGTAAATTATATCGCATAATACTTTCTTCATTTTATTTCCTCAGTTTCCAAGCCTTAATTTCTTTTTTTGTTGCTTCTGGTTCATAGTCATCAGTGTAGTCATGCATCGCATCTTTCCAGCCCCTATCATAGATTATCTTATAGATGCCGTATTGTACTCCCAATATTTTCGCGTGCGTCTTTTTGCTTATTGATTTTTCCTTCACGTTCTTTCCCCTTTCAAAATGGTGTTCCATAAATTCTCTTTGGCTTGGTTTTCCCATTTTATATCTCCCAATCAAAATTGTCTTCCTCATGTCGTTCTAATTCACTTTTTATTTCTTCGTCCATTTCTTCATCTGTAGCCGCCTTCCTTCCCCTCCAGGACTCCCGTCTCTTCTGTGCTGGTTGTGATGCACCTGGGGCGTAGCAAAAGACCTCCCCATATGCAAGGCAGTCCTTGAGGTCATTAAAGCGAAAGTCGGGGTGAAGAAGTAATTGTTCAATCAGCTTCCCTTGATTCCTGAGAAACTTTATTTTACCAATCCTTAATCTGGGGAGTAACCGCTCTGCCCTTATGTTTTTATCTTTATCGGGCACAACTGAAGCTGGATAAATTGGTTTAAACCCATGTTTTTCAGCAGTGAGGCGAAGAACATCCCAAAACCCTCCCTGGGTGGCCGCCAACTCTACACCTATGGCGAGGGGATTCCACTTATCCCTGAATGCATACAAATCTTTAGCGAAGTCATACCAGTCTTCTTTTTCCTGAAAAATATCGAGAACCCACCATGTGTCTGTTTCATCTACGGCTATTACAACCAAAGCACTGAAGGCATTTCTCTTCTTTAAGCCGATGGCTAAATCCACGAGTATAAAAATATTGTACGTCTTTTTAATTAAATCGACATCATTGAGGACATAGTAATTATGGTAAAACATCTCTTCTCTAAACGGGTGTCTATCTGGGGCAATGGGGTTGCATAGATATTCACTGTAATAGATATAGAGGTGTCCGCTTTCCGTAAGCTCCTCTTTTTTCTCTGCGAGTTCTTCGGGTGACATCCACTCTTTCCACAGGGGAACCCCTTCTGGGGTAATGCCGCCAAAAATTCGGCTGTGTACTTTCCTGCGTTTTCGGGTTCTCTCTATGAGGCAATCAGCAGTGATGGGCGTTCCTATCATAACGAGTTTTCCATCTTTTTTGGACAGGGCTGGCTCTACTTCTTTTATGAGCCAGCGTTCGTTTTTATCCACGTTGTTGGGATTTTCAGCAATCTTCATGTCTTCTGGGTCGTCTACGAAAATTAACTGTGGTCGTTGATTGAGGTACTTTATCCCTAAAATCTGCTGTCCGAGACCACGTGCTAGAATTTTACAGTGGATTCCATTCTTATCATTCTTGAGAATAATCTCTTTCTCCCCCCACTTCTCACTTCTTAAATCACCAAAAAATAGGCGGAACAGGCGGTTATACTGACATTCATACTTGATGGTGGCTAATCTTTCTGCGGCGATGTCTTCAGTCAGGGAAACGAAGATAATAAAGCGGTAGCCCTCAAAAACGGCCTTGTGGAA